AAGCGCGAAGGCTATTACTAGGAGAATTTAGATGGCCGTCGATAAAAGTTTGATGCAGGCCCCTCTGGGTTTGGAAGCTCTTGCGGAACAAGAACCCGCGATTGAGATTATGGTTGAAGACCCGGAGAGCATGGCTATCGGTATTGATGGCATGGTCATTGAGATGGTCAAAGACGAGCCTCGCGCAGAGGACTTCGACGCCAACCTCGCTGACTTCATGGGCGAAAACGAGTTGCAGAGTTTGTCCTCTGAACTGCTTGGCAACTATGAGCAGGATCTTGCTTCACGCAAAGACTGGCTCGACACGTACGTTAAAGGTCTAAAGATTCTGGGCATTCGCTATGAGGACCGTACCGAGCCGTGGCCGGGTGCGTGTGGTGTGTTCCATCCGCTCTTGATGGAGAGCGCGGTCAAGTTCCAGTCTGAAACGATCATGGAGACCTTCCCCGCTATGGGGCCGGTCAAGACCAAGATTATTGGTAAAGAAACTCCTGATAAGAAAGACGCCTCAATTCGTGTCGCTGATGACATGAACTATCAACTGACCGAGGTGATGAAGGAATACCGCCCTGAGCATGAGCGAATGCTGCTCAGTATGTCCTTGGCAGGTAACGCCTTTAAGAAGGTGTACTTCGATCCGTCGTTGAATCGGCAGACTGCGATCTATATTCCGGCTGAAGACATCGTTGTGCCTTACGGCGCTGCGAACTTAGAGACGGCTGAGCGTGTTACGCATCGTATGCGTAAGACGAAGAACGAAGTTAGGAAGCTTCAGTACGCTGGGTTCTATCGTGATATTGATCTGGGCGATCCGGTTCGCACGATGGATGAAGTGGAGAAGCAGAAGGCTGAAGATCAGGGCTTCTCGGCAAGCATGGATGATCGGTTCCAGCTTCTTGAGATGCACGTCAATATTGATTTGCCGGGGTATCCAGATGTCGATAAAGACAACAATGAGACGGGAATCGCTCTCCCGTATGTCGTTACCATTGAAAAAGGAACGGGAACGATCCTCTCGATTAGGCGGAACTGGAGAGAGGACGATGAACTCAAAGAAAAGAGGCAGCACTTCGTCCACTACGGATACATACCGGGCTTTGGATTTTACTACTTCGGTCTCATACACCTTATCGGAGGGCACAGTAAGGCCGCCACCTCGCTCCTTCGTCAACTTGTGGACGCGGGAACCCTCTCTAACTTACCGGGAGGTCTCAAATCTCGCGGACTCAGGATTAAGGGAGACGATACTCCCATTGCTCCGGGCGAGTTCCGAGACGTAGACGTACCGAGTGGCGCGATCCGCGACAACATCCTCCCGCTGCCGTACAAGGAGCCAAGCCAGACGCTGTCCATGTTGATGGACAAGATCGTTGAAGAAGGACGCCGTTTTGCTGCGGTGTCGGATCTGAAGATCAGCGATATGTCTTCGCAGGCTCCGGTTGGCACAACGCTCGCTGTGCTTGAGCGTGTGTTGAAGGTGATGACGGCGGTGCAGGCTCGCGTGTACTACGCGATGAAGCAGGAGTTCAAACTGCTGGCAGGCATCATCCGTGACAACACCCCGGATGAGTATTCGTACGAGCCAGAGATTGGCAATCGCAAGGCGAAGAAAGCCGACTATGACGATGTAGATGTGATTCCGGTGTCGGACCCGAATGCGTCCACCATGTCTCAGAAGGTGGTGCAGTACCAAGCTGTGCTTCAGCTTTCTCAAACGGCTCCGCAACTCTATGACTTACCGTATCTACATCGTCAGATGATTGAGACGCTCGGCGTGAAGAACGCAGATCGCATCGTTCCGATAGCTGATGACGCCAAGCCGCGAGATCCTATCACCGAGAACATGGACGTGATGACGGGCAAACCGCTCAAGGCGTTTATGTATCAGGATCACGAGGCGCATATCTCTGTTCACATGGCACTGGGCAACGATCCCAAGATTGCAGCCATGATCGGGCAGAGTCCGATGGGTCAGCAGATTACTGCGGCGCTTCAGGCTCACATCATGGAGCACGTGGCGTTCCAGTACCGCAGAGAAATCGAGAAGCAGCTTGGCGCGGCTCTCCCGCCGTTGCCGCAAGATGCGAACGAGGAATACGACCTGCCGCCTGAGTTTGAGGCGCAGTTGTCGCAGTTGGCAGCCGCCGCTGCCGCACGTGTGCTCCAGAAGGACACCGCAGAGATGCAGGCTCAGCAGGCTCAACAGCAGATGCAGGACCCGCTCGTGCAGATGCAGATGATGGACTTGCAGATCAAGCAGCTTCAGGCGCAGACCAAAGCGCAGCAGATGCAGATCGAAGCGCAGGTTCAGCAGGCCGAGATCTCTCGCAAACAGCAGAAAGATGTCATGGATGCAGCGGCCAAGGCCGACGAGTTGGAACTTCGCAAAGCAGAAATTTCTGGGCGTCAGCAGCTTGAGGCAGCGCGTCTTGGCGTGGACATCCAGAAAGATAAGGCCGCTCTGTCTGCCAAGCAGCAGATTGAGGGCGTACGTCTTGGCCTAGAGATAGGCAAGGCGCGTGATGAATCGACACTACGTCGCACGGAAACACCTGAAGGTGAAGAATGAGTTATTCAAACGCTTTGGAGTACTTGGAGACAAGACTCCGTGATGAGCGCATAGCAATCGTAGACACCTTGGTTCAAGGCAAGTTGGACGAGGGTGAATACAAACGACTTTGTGGGGCGTTACAGGGTCTCGACCTCGCAATTAATCACATTAAAGACCTTGCAAAACGTATCGAGGAAACATGAGTAATATCGATGTTGAGAGGACACAAGACGAAGTCAAGAAAGCAAGCCTACTGCCCCAGCCCCGAGGATATCGAATCCTATGTGCTGTACCGCACGTGGAGGAGGAGTTTGAGGGAGGCATTATTAAGGCCGACGACACCAAGCGCGTCGAGGAGCAGACCACTGTAGTTCTGTTCGTCGTCAAACTGGGTGATCTTTGCTACAAAGATGAGACTCGGTTCCCAACCGGGCCTTGGTGCAAAGAGGGTGATTTTGTCCTCACCCGTCCGTACACGGGGACTCGCGTGGTCATCCACGGTCGAGAGTTCCGCATCATCAACGACGACAACGTGGAAGCGGTGGTCGATGACCCCCGTGGAATCCGTCGCGCATAAGGAGTAACAAATGGCTAATGAGGAATACAAGTTTCCTGACGAGGTTCAGGAAGAGAAGGCGGAGGCTAAACCAGAAGCCCCCGATGATTTTCAGATTGAGATAGAAGACGACACCCCACCTGAAGACCGAGGCCGAGTTCCGCTGCCTAAAGAGGTAGTTGAAGAGCTAGATAAGGATGACCTTGAGGAGTACTCCGAGAAGGTCAAGAAGCGCCTCTCCCAGATGAAAAAGGTCTGGCACGACGAGCGTCGTGAAAAAGAGCGTGCTTTCCGTGAGCGAGAAGAAGCTCTGCGGTTTGCTCAGATTCGTGAGCAAGAAATTAAGCAGCTTAAGAACCGCCTTGGTAACGGTGAGAAGGCTTATATCCAAGAGGTCACTAAGGCTGCTTCCAATGAGTTAGCGGTAGCTAAAGATAAACTTAAGCAGGCATATGAATCCGGAGATCCGGGTCTTATTGCTGATGCTCAGGAGATGCTGACCGACGCTAAGCTAAAGGTTAAGCAGTACGAGAATTTCCGGCCCTCTTTACAAGAGGAAAGATCAGGAGTACAACCAACACAACAGTACCAAGTGCAACAAGCACCTCAATCTGTTTCGGACCCAAAAGCCGAGGCTTGGAGAGAGAAAAATGCTTGGTTTGGCACAGACGAGGAGATGACCGCCCTCGCTTTGGGACTGCATGAAAAATTGGTCCGGTCTGGAGTCGATCCGCGTAGCGACGATTATTACGACCGAGTTAACGCGACGATGAGGAAGCGATTCCCCGATTATTTCGAGGAAGAGCCTACTCAAACGAAGGAGGCTGAGAAGCCTGCTCGCACAAAACCAGCCAATGTTGTGGCTCCGGTTACGCGGTCTACCGCGCCACGTCAGATTCGTCTGACGCCGACACAGGTCTTGCTTGCTAAGAAGCTTGGTCTGAGTAATGAGCAGTATGCCCGTGAACTTATGAAATTGGAGAGCAACTAAAATGGCTGA